AATAACGAACGTTTTGTGAGGCAATATCTATCTCACATCAGGTGGTTGCCTGGCTCTACCTCGGGGCCGGCGGATTGGCGCGCGGGCGCCCGCAAAACTCGATGGGTCTTGAGCGTTAGAATCGAGGCGCCCCCCACCTCCTACGCCCCCGGAAAAAAATCTGGCCTGTCGATTGTTGAGTTGGGTTGTCGGCTGTTGGGTTTTTGGTGGATGGTGTGTGCGGTAGGGAGGCGGATGCGCGGGTATTTGGCGTGTTTGCGGGGTGATTGGAGCGGCGTGGATTTTGTTAAAAACCAGTTGACGGCGGCGGCGAGTTCTGAAAACGTTCGTTATTGATTTTGGGGAGTTTTCAATGCTAGGTAATTGTCGCTGCCCAAAGGATACGGATTGTGTTCAACGTGGCGAATCTTCCTCTTCCACGTCTACTTGCCGTCTGAGAGTGATGTGGGGCGATAGCCCCATTGTCGACGATAGTGGAACTAGAGATCATCGCGGCCGGAGATACCCAATAACCGGATGTCCGTGTCTCCCATGTTATTGCACATGGTTATCTCTTGGGCTGACCGCAAAAATTTTAGGGGAAGGACCGGGGCGATGATCTTGATCGAATGCCCGTGCTGTCGTGGCTCCGGCGAGGTTCAGAGTTTGACCGGGGTGTCGCTGAGCATGCTGGAGAGGCGGATTTACGAGATCGTACAGAGTTGTGGCGGTGAGGGGATCGACATGCACCGGTTGTCGGAGCGGGTTTATGCTGACCGTCGGGATGGTGGTCCGGAATATGCTGCTGATTCTATCAGGGCGACGATTTGTCGGATGAACAAGCGGCTGGCGGCGAGCGGTCGCCAGGTGAAGGCCTCGACGTTGGGGCGTGGCGCCGGCTACCGGGTGGTGCCGCTATGACCGCGACGATCATCATCCTTGAGCACTATCGCGAGGCGCCAAATCCAGGCAATGGCGGCCGCGAGGCATTGCAGCAGACGCTGGATCTGACATTTCCGTTTTCCGGCGGGGCGATGGTGGATGACGTGCTGGCGCAGCTGTGTCTGCTCGGGTTCAGGATTGTACCGGTTGGAGACGAGGAATGACAATTGTCGCCTATTGCCGGATCTCGACCATCGATCAGAACCCGGAGTTGCAGTATGACGCGCTCAAGGCGGCCGGCTGCCAGAAGATGTTCCTCGAGCAGGCCAGCGGGGCAGATCGCGATCGACCTGAACTTGCTGCTTGCCTTGACTTCCTTAGACGCGGTGACGTGTTGCTGTTCTGGAAACTCGATCGCCTGGCGCGCTCCACGGTTCACCTCGGCCAGATCGCGGAAACCTGCCGTGCCAAGGGCGTCGACCTCAAGTGCCTCACGCAGCCGATCGACACCACGACGCCGACGGGAAAGCTGATGTTCTCGATCCTGGCCTGCTTTGCCGAGTTCGAGCGCGATATCATCGTCGAGCGCACCATGGCCGGGCTTGCCGCCGCGCGCGCTCGAGGACGGATCGGAGGCTATCCGAAGGGGCGCAAGCGCAAGCAGGTACTGGTTCCGGCGGGTCCTGATGTATGAGCGATGAACTTGATATTGTGGAAACCGACAATGCGTTCGAACTGACCTATCAGGGCGTCGCGCCGTTTCCGACCGAGAGATTTCTGAAGTTTCTTGCCAATCTCAAGGTGCAGAGCAAGGATTACGGTCTGGTGCCGTTCAAACTGCTTGGCTCGCAGCGCTACATCCTGAGTGAAATCGAGGAAGGGCTGGCGAGAGGGATCACCACTTTCGTAATTCTGAAAGCGCGGCAGCTTGGCGCCTCCACCTTCTTCCTTGCGCTCGACATGTTCTGGGCCTTTGCCCACAAGGGTCTGCTTGGGGTGTTCATTACTCACAAGGAGGAAATGCGCGATGACTTCCGAGCCACAGTTGAAGTTTTTTTCGCGGAAACCCCGCCGAAATACCGGATCAACTACGTTCGGCATAACCGAAACCTTCTCATTCTCAAGAACGCCAGCAAATTCCGATATCTCATCGCCGGAACTAGCGAAGTTAGAAAAGGCGGTCTGGGTCGTGGTGGTGCAGCAAATTTTGTCCATGCCACAGAATGCGCATTTTACGGTAACGGTGACGACCTTGCGGAATTCCGCTCGCAAACATCATCGCTCTATCCGCATCGATTGCAGATCTACGAGACCACCGCGAACGGCTTCAACCACTTCTTCGACCTCTGGGAGCAGGCGCAAGCCGACCCGACCAAGAAAACCATCTTCGTCGGATGGTGGCGAGACGAGCGCAACCAGCTGCCGGTAAGCCATCCGTTCTTCAACAACTACATGCCGGACGGCATCAAGACCTCGCTGACGCCACTGGAGAAGAAGCGCATCAGGGAGGTACGCGAACTCTACGCGTTCGAAATTTCTCTGCAACAGATCGCCTGGTATCGCTGGCACCTGTCGGCGGAAAAGGATTCTGATCAATCGATGATGGATCAGGAATATCCGTGGACGGAAAGCGACGCTTTTGTCGCGACGGGATCGAAGTTCTTCACCACCGATGCCATGACCGAATGCATGCGGACTGCAAAAAAATCTCCGTTCCAGACATTCCGGTATAAGCTCGGGATGAAGTTCGAAGAAACCGAACTGAGGCAGGTAAAAGATGTGCGAGCTGAACTGCGTATTTTTGAGGATGCCTCCCGATTCGGATACTATGCGCTGGGGTGCGATCCGGCTTACGGAAGCTCAGACGAAGCTGATCGAAGCGTCATTAGCATCTGGCGTTGTTACGCAGACGCTCTGGTTCAGGTCGCTGAATATTGTTCGCCCCAGCCTTCCACCTATCAATGTGCATGGGTACTTGCACATCTGGCCGGCTACTATGGCATCACCTTCCTGATGCCGATCCTGGAAATGAACGGGCCCGGCCAAGCCGTGTTCGATGAACTGGAGAAAGTGAGAAAGTTTGCTTCCGAAATTCGTCCGCACGACGAAAACTATCACATCCGCAACATCCTCTCCAACATGCGGCACTATTTCTACAAGCGCATGGACAATCCCGGCGGCGGCGAGTTGTTGTATCAATGGAAGACGACGGAAGATCTCAAGCGACGCGCCATGAACCAGTTCAAGAACGCGATCGAACTGCATCGCATGATACCGCGCTCCGTGCCGCTGCTCGAGGAAATGCGCCGCATCGTCAATGACGGCGGCCATATCGGCGCCGAGGGCCGTGCCAAGGATGACCGTGTGATGGCCGCGGCGATGGCCTACCAGGCCTATAACACCTGGGTCCATCCCAAGGTGAAGGCGCTGGGCCTCACACTGGAACGATCGGCCGATATCGAGGCCAAGGGCGGCACGCCGCCGCTCGATCGCGTCGTGATGAGCTACCTGAAGCGGGCCAACATCGGTCTTCCGACCGGATAGACAAAGCTTTATCCAACCCCTATCTTGCCCGCCATGTCGATTGGAGTGCTGCGTTCATGGATTTGCGAGAACTCGCGCTGCGGCGCGGGGTTTGACGCCTGGGAAGCCAACCCTGAATGCCCGAAATGCCGCTGCGTGCGGGTGTCCTGGCGGCCGGCCGGGGGCCATATCGGCAACGGAGCCAAATCGGCAGACAACGAATTGCGGATTCTGGCCGACGTGTTCCGGATGAACGACATGAATTCGGCGGATCGCGGGCGGGGCGCGAAGAAGGTCAACCTTCCCCCCGCCCCGGCTCCGTCCGGCGGCAACGTCCACACCTTTCAGGGTGGCTTCACCGCAGCGATCGATCCGGCCCGCGGCGCGCAATGCGTGCCAACCGCCAACAAAATCGACTATAAGATCAAGGCCGGCACCGACAACCGCCTGGCTCCGAACAAGGCCTATCCCGGATTGAACGCCAACACCGTGGTCGAAGCCACGCATAAGCAATGATCATCCCAGACGAGCCCAAAAAGCAGTCGCAGTATATCCAGTGGGTGATCGATGTCTGCATGAACTCCAAGAAAGACCGCAAGGATCTCTACGACAAGCGCCGGCAATATTTTCTCTATGGCGGCACCGATTCGGACGATGTGATCTACAACAGGATCGAATCACATATCGATCTCGTCGCTTCCTTCCTGTACTCGCCGGATCACGCCGCGTTCTCGCTCTCCGCGCCGCTCAACTCGGAAGATGTGATCGTCAAGCAGTACATGGCAGCGCAGGACACGTTCAACAATGATTTCCGCGACGCCGGCATGTTCGATTTTTTCGCCGACGGCATCATTGGCGCGTTGACCTATGACAGCATGATCCTGAAATCTGGCTGGTCGGACATCAACAACGACCCGACCTGCAAGCTGATCATGCCGTGGCAATTCGGCGTGTTCTCCGAGGAAATCACCGAGCTGGAAAGCCAGCCGGCCATGGTGCACGAATACTTCATCGATTATGACAACGCGTGTGCGCGGCTGGCGCGAGCCGGCATGAGCCACATGATTCCGAAGTTGACCGTCGTCAACACGCCGTTCGAATCGCCCTATCCGGAATTGATCACGCGCATGATCATCTCGGCGACCGGCGGCGAAAATCTCACCGGCAATGTCACCGGATCGGTCAACCCGACCTATTCCGGCCGGGCCACCTATCACGCCAAAGTCGATCGCCCGCTGGTTGGCTTCCACGAAGTCACGATCTGGGATGACGAGTGCAGCGATTATCGCGTGTTCTTCATGATTGCACCGGGCATCGTCATCTCGGATTCCAAGAAGACCATCGACATCCTCAAGAAAACCGGAGAGTTCGCAGCGCAGCGAAAACAGCAAGAACAGTTCTACAACACCGACTGCAATCCGTTTTTTCCGCGCGAGCATCCCTATACGCTGATCCGCCCCTATAACACCTACGAATATTTCTGGGGCAAGGCGCATATCGAATCGCTGATCCCGCTGCAAACCTGGTCGAATGAACGGCTGGAGCAAATCCACGATATCCTCGAACGGCAGGCCTATCCGCCGCGCGTCGGAAGTGGTTTCATGGGGCTGTCGGATGAGAAGATGGATGCATTCGGCGGGGCCGATACCTGGGTGCTGGATCAGCTGCCGCAGGCTTCGATCAAGGAGTTATATCCGCAAATGCCGCCCGACATCTTCGCCGACTACATGTCGATTGGGCAATTGTTCATCGAGGCCTCCGGACTGACGGAAGTGCTGCAGGGGAAGGGAACCGCCGGCGTGCGCTCAAAGGATCATGCCAAGCAGCTGTCGACCACCGGCTCAGGGCGAATCAAGAAGGCCGCCATCCGCCTTGAGGCGCCGCTGGTGCGGCTTGGCGATCTCACTTTCAAGCTCAATCAAAGAAACAACGACGAGGAAATCAAACCGGACCCCAAGGAAGACGGAAAGCCTGGAGATCCGTTCTACTATGCCAACATGGGCGGGGAGTATTCTCTACGGGTCGCTGGCCACTCGCATTCGCCGCTGTTCGCCGACGACACCAAGGAATTGGCGGCCGGCCTGTTCAAGGCGCAGGCGATCGACGCCGAGGGCCTGCTGCGGCTCATGAACCCGCCCGATCGCGACAACCTTATCCACGCGCTGCGCGCCCGTCAGAAAAAGGCCGCGGCCGCCCAGCTCAAGCGAATGCAGATGGGATTGCCCGAGCCCGGCGCCAAGACGAACGGCAAGGGACACGGCGCGGCGCACGCTTAAGGAAAATTGAGTCTGGCATATGGGCCAAAATATTTTACGGCTGCTTCGTCGTATTTTTTAGCCGCAAAAATTTCGTCGCGGAATCTTCCCAGCACAGTGTGCTTTCCATCGATCCTAATGTACGCCATCCAAACTTGTTCGCTCGTTACCCAACAAACTCCTTTATATTTACTAGTGCCGCCGGTTCGAGCGCGGGCGTTCTGACCATTTTGGCGGTTTGTAGCGGGTCTTAAGTTTTCCCTCCGGTTATCTAGTCCAACTCCGTTTTCATGGTCTACGCGGCCGTCAATCTGCAAAATCCTACGATGAAGTTTCATTTTATCGGCGACAGCATAAACAGATTTTTTCTTTTTATTTTCATCGGCACTCCAAGCTCGCTCGCGGAGAAAGTGCGCGTCTTCTATCGATACGACAGTGATGTAGTTTTTTGTAAGAAGCGTCCATGCGGTCAAACCGCAGTTGCAAACGTGGACGGGGCGGGGTAGGTTCGTATTGGGCATAGTCATCCTCCAATGATGATTTGCTCACGGGCGTGTCAGAGTGGTGGTCACTCTGATTCCGACCGGACTATCCTATCACAGGAGAAGTCAGTTGAAACGCAAACACAAAAGGGGTGGACGCAAGCATAGGCGCAAGTAAGCCAATGCCGTCTACCTAATACAGCAGCACCCCGTCCCCTCCCGGCGGGGTGTTTGTTTTTCAACGGCTTGACGAGGGAACTGAAAGCGGCGTACTAATCGCGGCCATGGATCAGCCATCGTCACCGCTTGCACCGCCGCCCGAGCCTCCGGGAGGCGCGACAGCGTTGCCGAAGTCGCCGGCCGGGGGGCCGGCGGGTCCCGGCAGCTCGCCGATGATGTCGCCGGGCGCCGGCGCCGGCAACAAGGCCGCCGCAGTCCAGACCGTGAAGGCGATCATGCCCGCAATCCTCAAGGCCGCCATGGCGTTCGAGGGCGGTTCGAAAGAGCAGCAAGCGCTGCTGCGTGCGATGTCGTCGCTCAATCCAATTTTCGGGAAGGCAGAAGGCGCCAACATGGTCCCGGCGGGCCTTCAACAGTTGGCTATGGCCAACAAAGCGGGGTCGATGTCCTCGGCCCCGCCGCCCGGCCTCGTCTCGAACAATGCCCCGCCGCCCGGCATGGGCGCGCCAGAACCGCAAGGAGAAGCTGCATGACCGAATATCTTCGCCCGAAAGTGAAGGTCGGCAATCTCGGCCGCCGCACCATGCAGGACGGCATCTTCCGCAATCCGCCGACCTATACCCAGCTTGGCGGCTTCACCTCGGAGACCAAGCTGACCTCGCCGTCCGGCCGGCGCTATGAGACCGGTGCGCCGACGCTGGAGCGTGGCGGCCCGACCGCTCAGAAGAACAAACCGATCTGAGAGCTGAACCATGGCCGATCCGCAATTCGATCCCGCCGTCGCCAACGATCTGACCGCGCTGTTCCTCAAGCTCAGTCACGATCCGAAAACACGCAAGATCATTGCGAAAGCGGTCAAGGAAGGCGCGCCGGACTCGCGGCACGCTCAGGCGTTCGCCGACGTTGATGTCGACGACAAGTTCGAGAACTTCCGCAAAGAGCAGGAAGAACGCGAACTGAAGCGTGCGCAGGACGAAATGCTGCGCCAGATGAATGCCAAGCGCAACTCGCTCTTGGTCGGCGGTCCCGATGGCGAAGGCCGAAAATATTCCGAAGACGACATCAAGAAGATCGAAGACCTGATGTCGAAAAAGGGCATCGTCGATTACGATGACGGCGCGACGCTCTACGCCGCCACCCTGCCGCCGGTCGATCCGGCCTCCAGCTATGAGCCGCCGTCGCACGGCGCCACCTGGGAAATTCCCGAGTTCGCCAAGTTCGGCACCGATCCGGTCAAGGCGTCGCGCGATACCGCGCACGCGGTCATTTCAGAATTCATGAGGAAGCGTTGATGGCGCCTCCGCGCAAATTTCCGGTGATGCTACGTGATTGCGAGTTCTGCGGGACTCCAATCGATAGCGCTTATATCACCAAGCGCGGATACAAGAGGGGACGCCACGGCGGAATTCGCTATTGTTCTCGCGTATGCGCAAACCGAGGCCGAGAGAAAAAGGTAAAGATTGATCGTCACGGATATGTCTACACGTATCCCGAAGGATGCACCCGGAAAGACCAGCGGCAGATTTATGAGCATCGTCTGGTGATGGAAAAAATTATTGGTAGATCACTGACCAAGAATGAAACCGTTCACCACAAGAACGGCATCCGGCACGACAACCGCCCGGAAAATCTTGAATTGTGGTCTACCCGCCACGGCAAAGGTCAGCGAACGAGTGATTTAACCCCGGCATGGAAACTTGGCGCCGCCTATCTGGCAGGAGTTTTGGCTGGAAAACAGGGAGCATCCCTCGGGGTGTGATATAAATGCCACAGTTGGGCAGCGGAATTATTCCGGCCAACGGCGCCATCGCCGCAGAATTATCCTCCGTCGTGCGCCGCGCCTTCATGCCGCGGGTCTATGTCCAGCTCTGGAAGTCGGCGCCGCTGATGGCCGCACTATTGTCCTCGGCTCAGGTCGCGACCGGCGGTCTGTCGCCGATCACCGCGCCCCTGCAGGGCGCACCGATGGTGTCAGGGCAGTGGGTGGATTATTCCGGCTCGTTCCAGCAGCCCGGAGTCCAGCCCGGCATCCAGAACGCCGAGTTCAACCTCAAGGCTTTCGTCTCGACGATCCCGTTCCTCGGGATGGAAGGTCTGGTGCAGCTGGACTATTCCGTGGTGCCGCTGATCGAAGCGCGCATGAATGATTCCACCAATGTCACTATCGACACCTTCGCAACCTCGCTGTTCAACAACGTTTCCAACAGCCAGCAGCTGATCGGTCTTCCGGCCGCGATCGACGACGGCACGTTCGCCGCGACCTATGGTGGCGTATCGCGCACCACCAACACGTTCTGGAAATCGACCTACGTCCATAACGGCGGCACCACGACGCCGACCCGCAACCTGATGCTGCAATACATCAGCCAGGTCTCCAAAACGACCGGCGAAATGCCGACCATCGGCATCATGGGGTTCGGCACCTGGACCCTGCTGGCGCAGGATTTCACCAGCCAAGAGCGCTACAACATCACCCCCGGCAGCGCGTTCGGTGCCGACAACAAGGCGCAGTCTCTGTTCCGCGCGCTGGATGTGGCCGGCGTACCGTTCTACGCCGATCCGTACTGCCCAGAGGGCACGCTCTACTTGATCAACACAAACTATTTGAGCCTGTTTCTGCATGAACGGGCCGCATTCTCCTTCACCGGGTTCGAATCGACCCTGCCGAACAACCAGCTCGGCTATATCGGCGCGATCCTATCCCTGCTAGAGCTTGTCGACGTGAAATGCAAGGCGCACGGCAAGTTCGACGGTCTCGCGTTCCTGAACATCTGAGGTTGGATCATGGCTCGTTTAGGCGGTGCATTTCCCTTCCCGCTCGCCCAGGTCGGCGAGGGCACGGCGAGAATCTCGCTCGGCTCGGGCGGCGTCTGGTATCCGCCGGCCGGCGAGTACATCATTACGCTGGACGCCAATACCCAGCTGGAACGCTGGGATCCGACCGAACAGGTCTGGGCGGTGTTCGATGCCGCGACCGCCAACAATGGCGATTACATCAACTGCGACGGCTATAACGTCCGTGCTCACAACATTACCGGCGTGGTATCGGGCAATACCCTGACCGCCGGATCCGGCATGACCAACGGCATCGGGGCCACGGCCACCGGCGTCTCGGTCGCGTTCGGCGCGTCTTCGACCACCGGTTATCCGACCGCGACCGGCTATGTCGTGATTGGCGGCTCGGTGGCCGCTCCCACCGTCACCCAGGCAGGAAGCGGCTTCCTGGTGCCTCCGGTCATCGTCATCGATCCGCCGCCGCCCGGCGGCGTGCAGGCGTCCGCCATTGCGGTGATGACCGCGGCCGGCTCGTCCGGCGTGGCGTCCATCACCATGGTCAACGCGGGGGCGGGTTACGCCACATCGCCAAACTTCTACGTCATTCCGCAGCCCGCGCTCTATCAGGGCGCTCCGTCCGGATCGTTCGCGGCCGGTGGTATTCCCTCGCCGGGACTCGTTTACCCGTCCAACGCGGTGCCTGGCAACCAGAACACGTCATCGACAGGCTGTCAGCTCACCTCGGCCGCGCTGACCGGCTCCGGCACGCTGCTCGCCATCCACATGGCCAATTCCGGCGGCGGCTACACCTCGGCCCCGACCGTGACCTTCACCGGCGGTGCCGGCGGCGTTGCCTCAACGGCCCTGGTTGCCGTTACCTCGCTCGCCAACTCGTCCATTCTTGTGCAACCGAGAGTGCAGTGATGTCTGAAGAAAAAGGCGAATTCGATCATATTGTTGCGGCCGGCCATCATGCCCGCGCGCTGCATGTCAACGCAGACGGATCACCGCTGACCGAACATCAGCATGCGGCGATTCTGCATGCGATGGTGAAAGCCATCATCGACGGCAAGTTCGAACCACCGGTGCCGCCCGAGCCCGCCCCAGTCCAGGAACCAGCGCCAGCCCCGGAGGCCGCGTCGTGACCAAGCGAATTATCCTTCTTGTCACCGCGGCCAGCCTGATCGGCTATATCGGATCGGCCGTGGCCCAGCAGACCGCGCTCGGTCCCAGTATGACCACCGTCACGGGGGGCGCGACCGCCACTATGGCGGCACTCGCCGCCAATCCTGGCCGCAAGGGCGTCACAATCTGCAACGAGCACGCCACCAATACCGTGACCTTCACACTTGGCACCACGCCCACGCCGGTCTCGCTGACGACCGGCCGGGTGCTCGCCGCCGGCAACCTGGTCACCTCGTGCTGGACGATCGGATCGACGACGGGGGTTGCCAACGCCGGTAACAACGTCGGGGCCCAGATCAATGTGATCGCATCCAGCATTTCGACGCCGATCACCTTCATCGAATATTATTGAGGTGGGGCAATGGCCTATCGCTACACCACGGAGGAACGGGTGTTCGGCGGGTCGATGTCGCCTCGCCTCAATCCGAAGATCGCCGACACGCAGCTGAACGCCAAGATCGGCGGTAAATTCCCCTCGCCCGTGGCGCGAGCGACCGATACCGGCATGGTGCCGGCACACGACAGCGGCCGCAAAGCCCGCATCAACATGCCAGATCGGTTCAAGAAGTACTGACCATGGAAAAACCTGACCTCGGCGCCCCGGATATCCGCATCCACTACATCCGGATCACCAACAACGCGGACACTCCATTTACCGACCGCTATGACGGCGTGCCGATCTGCATCGAGCCCGGCAGAACGGAGAACCTGCCGCTCGACATGGCCGCGCACATGTTCGGCTATGTCTATGGCGTGACCGAAGAAGCCATGTTCAAGCACACCTCAAAGCGGCAGGGCTGGAATACGCCGGCACATCTCAAGGTTGGCGACGACGGCAAGACACTGGCTCAGCAGCTGTTCGGCAAACTCGCCATCAAGCCCGTGATCTACAAGATGGTTGAGGAAAAGACCGACATCGATTCGCCGATCCCGGCCGATCCCGATCCGGACGCCCATGTAGTGTTAGCCGCGAACGTGGACATCCCCGCGCTGCCGACCCGGCGCAAGGCGGGAGCCTCGTAATGTGTTCTGGCTCGGCGCATCCCTGCCTGTCCTGAACTGGTTGAGTTTCAGCCTCATTGCGTATTTTCATATAACCGCGCGGGCCCTCACCGGCCCATGGTTCTTCCTGCTACTAGCGCTCGCGTTCTGGCTCGGGTCCGTCATCACGCTGCGGCCAGTCTTTCGCGGCCTTGCGATCGGGCTGTCGGTTTCGTCCGTCGTCGCGATCGGGCAATGGTTTGACTGGATCGCTCCTGGAAGCGCCAATCCGCCCGGCGGGCTACTGTATAATTCCGGCGTGCATGCCATCGCCATCGCGATCGTCATTTTGGGGCTGCTTGCAAACAGGGACTGGCGTTTCATCCCGGCCATGATGCCGGGCCTTCTGCTGTCCCAGTCTCGCGGCGGGTATCTGGTGCTGGCAGTCGGGATCGCCGCGCGCGCCCTCGGCTGGCCCGCCGTCGTTCTCATGGTGGGGATGGCGGCGGCGGTTTCATTCGCGGTGATGGGGACAACCGATGCCCACCGCCTGCTGATCTGGAGCGCGACATGGAACGACCTCGAATGGCTCGGGCACGGCGCCGGCTCGTTCGCCAATGTGCTGTTCTGGCATGGCGATGACCTGCATTATCCCGGTCACGTCCATAACGACTATCTGCAGCTCGCCTATGAACTCGGCATCTGGGCGGCTCCCGTCTATCTGGTCTATGCTGCGGCGCTGATCCGGATACGCTCGCCCTATTGGCCGGCCTTCGCGGGATTTGCCGTGGCCGGTCTGTTTTTCTTTCCGCTCTATGCGCCGGTGACGGCCTTCATCGGTGCCGTGCTTGCCGGACATATCGCCTGCGATCATGATCGTGTCAAATTCTGGAAAACCGTAAATGCTACTGTCTGATTATATCTCGCAGGTTCAGTTCCTGATCCACGACGCGACGAATGCGGATTTTTCCGCAGCTGAACTGACGACCGCAATCAACAACGCGCGCACCGTGGTTGCGGAAGATTTCCAGTGCTGCCGCACCACTTATCTAGCCGCGCCGAATAACGCGCCGAATGTCGCGGCCTATAATCCGGTTTCGGTGATCCAGAATCAGGAGCTATACCCGCTCTCCGGCGTCAACGGCCAGAACGGCATCATCGTCGGCGCCAACGTGCTGACCGGCGGAACCGGCTATTCGTCCGCCACGACCGTAACCTTTGCCGCAGGGCCGTCCGGGTCAGTGCAGGCCGTGGGTGTCCCCGTGATCTCAAACGGCGTCATCACCGGCATCAATATGACGACCTGGGGCACCGGTTATGCGCCGTGCCTTCCGGTCTCGAGCCCGAACGGCGCCACGCCGCCAACCGTGACGATCGCGGACACCGGCGGCGGCACCGGTGCCACTGCGACCGCAACTATGTTCAACAACGTCATGAACGTGATCCAGATTTCGTATCTGTGGGGAAACCAGCGCTATTCGCTGTTGTGGCGCGGATCGCTGATGTTCCAGGCCTATATGCGCAGCCAGTTGTTTTTCACCCAGCGCGGCATGGTGTGGACGATTAACAATCAGGCCGGTTATGTCCAGATCCAGCCGCCGCCGGATCAATCCTACGTCACCGAATGGGACACGATCGGTCTCCCTATCCCGCTGGTGTTGACGACGGACCCCGAGATGCAGCTGCGGGCGCAATACGCCGAGCCCGTGCAGTACTACGCGGCCTATCTCTGCCTGCTCAACCTACAGAATTTCGAGCAGGCCGAATACATGCTGAAGCTCTATAGCGCCCGCGTGCCGAAAACGATCATTTCGACCGGCGGCGTTCGTATTCCAAATCCGTATAATAAATCTTTTCAGCGTCGCGCCGCGAGATGACACAAATGGACTTGAGTACGTTCCTTCAGATTTCTCAGGTCGTCGCGTACATCGTCGGCGCCGTGGTGTTCATTCTGATGATGCGGGCGGACATCCGGGTTTTGAGGCACGACATGGCTTCGATGAAGATTCGTCAGGATGCACTCAACGATGCGTTTTCCCAGCTCACCACTATTCTCACCAAGGTTGCGGTTCAGGACACCCGCATCAACGCGATCGAGGAAGACGTGCGAGAACTGCGCCACGGCGATGGGTATATCGTCAAAAGAGAAAATCTGAAAAAGGTGTGAGCATTGCCGCCGCCAGGACAAGCCCAGCGCGCCGCCTCCCAATACATCGTCTTCGAAAATTTCGAGAAGATGAATACGCAGAGCGTGCGTCAGGCTTTGAGCGAAAAGGAACTGGCGTGGCTTGAAAATTTGCAACCGATCGCGCCGAATAACCTGACTACCGTTCCCGGTGTTGCGGCGTCTCTAACCACGATCTCCGCGACTATTACGACGCAGTATTTTGCCAACATAAATAACATCGATTACATCATTTCATTTGGGTCAAACGGCAGCGGTTGGGCAACCAATATCTCTACCGCAGCATCGATAAACTTTGCGCCCTCCGGGACCTTCAGCAATCCTGACGCCACAACATGGGAATCCGAAACACTCCTGATCAATGATCCGACCGCCGGATATAGCGCGTGGAACGGATCTATATTTGTCCAACAGGGGGGCGTCTCTCCTGTCCTGACGATCACGGCAGCAGGTACGGGCTATACATCTGTGCCGACCGTCACAATTTCAGGTGGATCAGGTCATGGCGCAACCGCGGTCGCGACGATAGAAACGCCCTCCGTCGATGCCGTGAACGTTATCAAAGGCGGAACGGGCTATTCGGCAACAGCGCCGAGCGTGGTGTTTGCAGGAGGAGGCGGAACGGGCGCAGCAGCAACAGCCATCGTTGATCCCCAAGGCTTGACATCAACAACGGTGACCGCCAACGGCGAAATTGTTACGGGATCCGGAAACCCAGCACCGACCGTCACCGCGTCTCTTTCAGGAGGTGGAGGTTCAGGTGCTTCCGTCACGGCTTCGATCTATCTTCAATTCAATACCGGATCCAGTTCAGGATACGGGGTATCTACCGTTAATATCGTCACGGCCGGCACCGGATACACCTCAGCGCCGACCATATCATTCACGATATCAGGCGGCGTTGTTGTTCATACCCCAACCGCAACCTGCACCGTTGGCAACGGCGCGGTTTTATCTATCACCGTCACGAGCGGAGGCGGCGGTTACACATCAGCGCCAACGGTAACATTGAGCGGAGGCAGCGGCAGCGGGGCAACGGCAGCGGCTGTGATTGGTGGATCAGGCGTGGCGACGTTGACGTTAACCAGTCCGGGAAGCGGCTATCTTGCTAGCGACACGCTGACGGTCGGGTTTTCCGGAGGTGGCGGCACCGGGGCTACGGCATCGGCGCATGTGTGGCCGTTCGTCACGGCGGGAACGACACTCGCAGTATTTCAGGGACGAGTGTGGCTAGGTGGCGCTCGGCTGCTGCAATGGACGGGAACGGGAGGCTTTGATGATTTCTCGGCCGCAGATGCATCTGGCGCGACCACAATAGGTGATGCCGATCTAACTCACGCCATCACCGCGTTGCGGAATTATAACAACTATCTATTCATCATGGGCGACCAGTCGGTGAAGCAGATCGGTAATATCTCGCTCAACGCGGCAGGAAATGAAACCCTGTTCACTATCCTCACGCTATCATCTGACCAAGGTACGATCTATCCGCGGTCCTGCGGCTCGTTTAATCGCGTCTTTATGTTTGCCAACACAAACGGAATATATGCCGTTTTTGGTTCAAGCGTGCAGAAGATCAGTGATGATCTGGACGGCATCTTCAAGCTGATCGACTTCACGCAGCCGCCGCAATTTGCCATTGCAGACTTCAACAACATTCACAACGCAATATGGCTTGTCAGATATAAAGACCCTCTGGCGTCGGAACGATCGATCCTGATCACGTTTAACGGCAAGAAGTGGTTTGTCACAAGTCAAGGTAATAATCTGGTTGCGGTCACGACAGCCTCGACTCTGGCAAGCGGCATGAACCTGACCTTCTCGTCATCGGGTTCTGATATTACACAGATCCTGAGCAATCCGTCAGTCCCGGTAGCGTTCACCGCTCGAACTGCGCTTAGCCATCACGGCAATGCTGTTCAGCGCAAGAAAACCATACGAGGCGGCTGGGCAATCACCGGCGGCGCTTCAAGTTCAAGCACCATCACGGTAGAACTTGATAGCGACGAGGCGACACAATCGGCATCGCAAAGCATCATCGCAACGTTTCTAGCTTACCTATTTGGCAATAACCCCGGCAACGTGTCGGGCCGTTATCTCGGAGCAACTGTCAGCGGAACGCAACCGGCGGGATTCACGCTGACCAACATAGTGATCGAATTTCAGGAAACAAACGTCGGAAACAAATCCTAATGCCGCAGTTTTCGCCAGATCAGTGCACGTTTCAGGATGCGGCGGGATATGGCGCTTGGGATATCGCACATGCGCGCGAGCATCTTCAATTCGTGCAAGTGCTATCGCAGCAAACGCCGGCCGTTCTTATCCCGGACTATGATTTTCTGGCGCTTTTGACTTCTGGCCCGTCGCTTAAATCGATCGTTGAATCTCATGCCGAGGCGCATAATCAGCTGCGAACTGCGCTCAATATCTCAGGCATTGACCTATCTGAAGTAGACCTAACCAAGTCGGATGATTTTTATAACTGGCTGGGATACCATGCTACCGAGCATGCGGCGATGCGGCAGGTGCTCGGGATCATCTAGGAGGCTGAATTGTTCGGTTCAAATTTTGACGCCAACTTCGGCATTCCGCAACAGCCGCAATTTCCGTTTCAGGGGGTTGATCCGCAAGGAGGCCTGTTCGGGCAGAACTCGCCCCCCTTGGGAGGCGAGCAGATGGGAGGTGGGCCAGCTGCGCCGGCGCAAGCCGCGGCTCCTCCCGCGCCTCCCGGCACTCCGCAACCGCCACAGGAAATCCTTCATCCCTTGAACTCGGCAAGCCCTCTGGGTAGCCCCTTATCGCCCCCATCTGTGCCGTCTAACCAGACACCCTCGCCATCGGCACCCGCCGCTGGTATTAATTCCCCACTCGGTGGAGGTAAATCATGAGTCTCGCCCCATCATCCGGTGCTGCGGGCGCTAGTTCGCTGTTTTCCAGCCCGCTAGGGATAGGCGCAGGGATCGGCGCGCTCGGTGTCGGGGCGCTGCTTGCCGAAGGGCCGGGCTCTCTACCGTCGCAGTACGGCCAATTGACCAATAATGTGCCCTTTCTTCAAAACACTGGCGCGACCGACGTAGGGGCGGGTCAAACGCTCGTTAATCAGGGCACCAGCGCGCTTAACATGGCGGCGCAGGGACAGTTGACCGCACCGCAACAGGCCCAACTTGGTCAATATGAATCAGGCCTCACCAATCAATCCCGCCAGATGTATTATTCGATGGGGTTAGATCCCGATAAGAGCACCGGTTTTGTCACCCAGACCGCCAACGTCGATGCCCAGGTCAACGCCATGGCGCAGCAGGATATTCAGAGCACGATCCAGTTAGGCTTAGGCGAGGTGTCAGGCGGAAATTCGCTGGAGAGCACTGGCTTGGGTTTCGAGAATGCTGCCAACCAGGCGCTGATCGCAGCCGGCCAGGCGCAATTGCAGCTTGATACCTCCTATACACAATCCTTGACCTCTGCGTTTGGCGCGATCGGTCAGATGTTCGGAGCGGCCGCCAAGGTTGCGCCGGCAGCTGCGGCAATCGCGCCATGAGCGATACCTCTGCGGCCAGCACCCCGCCTCCTGTTTTCTCGCCTAGCGGGCAGCTACAGGGCAATCTCACTGGCAACCAGGGACAGCCGCCCGCCCCGGCCGGAGCTTCCCCGCTTGCGCAGCCATCGCCTCTAGCCGAGCTCGGGGCGCCGCCTCAGCCTACGCCACCACCTCAGTTGCCGAAGGTGAATTATCCTCCGATGCCCCAGCAACCACAGTTTCAGCAAAACAAGGATCCTCCCCCAGACGCCAAGGACTATCAAAAGGGAGCAATGGATTTTGCCGGTGCCATGGCGGTGCTTGGGGCTGTTGCAGGCCGCTTTACACGCGCGCCAGGCGGCGCTGGCCTCGCCGCTTTCGGTGCAGCATTGAAGGGTTGGCAGACCGGCAATTTGCAAGCCTATGAGAACGCCGCGAAGGAGTGGGAGCAACACACCAAGCAGGCACTTGATAATAACAAGATGCTGATGGAAAAATATAAGCTCGCTCTTGAAGACCGCAAGATGAACATAGACGAGCAGATGAGCAAGATACAGGAGATTGCGACGCAATATCATCACCAGATGATGTACGACGCCGCGGCGGCCAAGAACTATACGATGGTGGCGCAGATCTACGAAAAGAATGTGCAGTACACCGAAAAGGCGAAAGAGGCCGCGGCCAAACTTCAGGAAAAGCGCGAATCCGATACGGCTAAGGCCGAGCAGAGCGGGGCATACTGGATGTCTCCGCAGGGGACATATCGGTTAGAGCAACCGTCGCGAGACCCATCTATACCATATCAGCAAAATGGACCGCTTACGGACGCTGAAAAGCTGAAAGTTAAGGGGTTGATTGAACTCTACGGCCAGAAGCAGGTCGGAAAGTCGGCGATCGCGAACGACCGCAAACAATTTATTGATGAATTTACCTCCGAAAATGGCCGCCCCCCTACAAATAAGGAGATAACTGCTTGGGAAGGCGAACGCTCCGGGACTATCGCGGAGGGTGGAGCAATAGGACGCCGCGCTGGCAATATCTCTATAGCGGTGCAAGAAGCTCACGACACCGTTCCGAATGTCATGGCAGCAGCTGAAAAGAGCGCCGGGCGCGGCACGGCAACTTGGAATAAGATCGAAAACAAGTGGAATGTTGAAAAGGGAGACGAAAACTTCGCGTACTATGTGCAGCAGTTGAATTCTCTCATCAATGTCTACGGGCGCGTGATCTCGGGCGGAGGCAAAGGCACGGTTTCCGATTTGGAGCACGCTCGCGAGATGCTTAATCCGAATATGCCTCTCTCTGCCGTCAAAGGCTCGCTTAGAGGTTTCACGACAGAAATTGATATTGCTGAAAAAGCTCCGGAAAAAGTACGCGCCAGAATTCGTGGAGGTCAGCAAACGGAAGGTGGATCACCCACTGCCGCCGAACCGCCTGCGAACAGTGCCGAGCCTTCTAAAATGTCTGACGAGGATCTCAAGAAAAAATTGGGTCTTTGATGGCCGAAGATCGTGCCGCCTTACTCGATGAAGCCAATCGCCGGGGTCTGTTGCCGCCCGACATGGCGTCTGCCTATGCGGAGGCCAAAAAAAGGGATTTGATAAAGCCGGGCGGCGTGATGGAGCGTCTCGGCACAGGGTTCATGGATCCGGTGTACGGTGCCGCACAGATCGGCGCACGGATGACGGAGGAAGGATTTTCAGCCGACCCTGAGGCGTCAGAAGCCCAGCGTCAGGAGCGCATACAGACCGTCGATACGGCGGTCAAGGAGCGCGAAAAGTCGATCGAAAGCAAGCGGCCGGAATCGCAACGCGGCAGTACGGATTGGCTGCGCGCCGCCGGCAGCGCTCCGTCGACCATCGCACTTACGGCACCGCTATCGGTTTTCGGTGGAATTCCCGGTGCAGTCGCGGCCGGCGCGGCCGGCGCGGCGATCCAGCCAACCACCGATACCGAGCATTTTGGGTCAGAAAAAGCTAAAGCGAGCGTGGTAGGTGGTGTTTTTGGTGGGGCGATCGGGGCCGGGGCAAAGGCCGCTGGCGCCGGTGTACGCGCGCTCGGCGATTGGCTGGCCCGCGAGTATCCCGAAAACGTCATGACACAGGCGGTTAAGAAGATCCTGAAACGGATGGGGCAGGATCAGGCCGCGGGCGGGCCTACGGCAACACAGGCAATCGATCTCATCAACGAAGCCAATCAGATCGGCCCCGGTGCGAGCCATAAGCCGGTCACGCTGACTGATGTCGGCGGGGAGAATGTCAAAGCCTTGGCTGGCAACGTCGCGCGACAATCCGGCGAAAGCCGGAATATCACCCGATCGTTTTTGGAGGAAAGAGACCAGGGCGCAGCGCCCCGCATCCAGGCTGACATCGATCAATACATCCACGGCGGCCCGAGCATGCACCAGACTACGCAGGCCCTTATCGAGGCCCGCAGCGCGGAGGCGAGACCACTCTGGAACGAAGTGCGCCAGATGCAGGGCGTGTGGAGCCCACGCCTTCAGCAGTTTGTGGAAGACCCCTCGATCCGGGCAGGAATGGCGCGCGGTTACGAGATCGAGCGGCTGGAGTCACTTGCCGAGAACCGCCCTTTTGACCCGACTCAGATGGGTGTTGATCTCGACAACGAGGGCAACATTCGGATGATCCAGTCTCCAAATATGCGCGTCCTGCACATGGGGAAAATGGGCTTGGATGCGATGATAGCCGACGAGCGCAACGAGATCACGGGGCGCCTGTCACAGCGCGGTGTGGCGCTGGATCGGGTGCGCCGGGCCTATCTCAACGAAATCGACAGTCTTGATCGAACGGGCATATATCGGCAGGCGCGTCAAGCGTGGGAGGGACCATCGGCTAGTATGGATGCAGTGCGCGCTGGCCGTGCCGCGTTCACGTCCTCTCCGGAAGAAATAGCAGAGGAATTCAATGGGCTGTCTCCGGCGAATCAGGAGTTCTATCGGATCGGTGTTGCCGATAACATCAGGGAGCGCCTGATGAAAACCGGCGTATCCGGCGATGAGGCGAAGGCAATCATTAAAAATCCGTGGATGCGCGATCAGATGCGGCCGATCTTCCGCAGCGAAGCTGATTTCAACGGGTTTGTGGATGCCGTGACCCACGAGGGAAACATGTTTCGAACCAACACCGAAACGCTCGGAGGGCCCGCTACCGCGCGCAGAATAGCAGAGGACACTTCCGCAGAAAATGCTATGGCAGGCCACGGCATGCATCTCGCCGAGCAAACCGCGACAGGATCTTGGATTGGCGCCGCCAAGACTGCTATCCGCATGTGGCGCGACCGTCAGGATGCCAAGGGAAATCCTCGCCTCAACGAGCAGATATCCAGAATCCTATTTCAGACGCCGATTGATCCGGCGAGCGAACTCGGTCAGCGACTGACCGGCCAGTTCACCGGGCCGGCAGGTGTCAATCGCCTCGGAACAGCGGCGGATGTCGTCGGACAAAGCCCGCTTGTGTTGGCACCTGGCGCGGGGTCTGCCCTAGCGCAGCCGACACAATAAAGGTAGGTTCCATGGGTGATCCGGCTGACGATAACTTCCTGAAGGATCTTGAGAATAGCGTGCGCGCTATCATCAAGAACAAGAAATCGACCAAGGCCGATAAGCTGTCTGCGATCAATGCGGGAATCAAGATCGCCGCCATAAAACATAAGATTTTGGGCGGGGATAGCGAGAAAGGGTTTTTCGATAAATGACCGATCCAACACCGCTATTCGCAGAACGTCAGCCCGGTCCCGCAGCAGAGCAGGACGTTGGGCCGTCCTTCATCGAAATGGCCCGCGCCGTCGCGTCGATCGCGGCCACGCGCATGCTGCTGCTTATCACTGTTATGACAGGTGCGGCGATCTGGATTTTCACTTGCTACGATCCTACGCGCGATCGTCTCTACGCTGCGATTTCGTTCTCAATCGTGTTCGTGGTCCCGCAAGTCTCGCTCTATTGGCGGAAGGGTTAGACATGGCATCAACCTATCCGAGCCCAACCGCCATTGCCACACCCACTGTGACCAACGCGAGCATCCAAGTCGCGCCCGTCAATCTATCGCGTGCCGCACTCTACGTCTTCAATCCGTCTGCAACCATTACGCTTTGGGTAACCGCTACTGGCACTGCGGCCGCGGTCAACGGCGCGGGCTGCGTCGCCGTGCAGCCTGAGCAGGGGATTTATTTCGGGCCACCTACCATGGGTCAGTGGACGAACGGCATGAACGCAATCGCCTCGTCGGCAGGAAGCAATGTGATATGCGTACTCGAGTTTTATCAGTAGCGGCAGCATTATTTTTCTGGATTAGCGCGGCGGTTGCTCAGCCGGTTACTGTGATTGGGCCAATTACTGCTGGTGATTGTCCCCAATTTTCTTCCAATACCGTCATCAAGGATAGTGGATTTAACTGTAATGGCACGCCGGCCGTGTCGTTTGCAAATCCGACAGCAACGGCAGGCCCGACAGCAAATAATGGCTCGGCCACTACGGCTATGCGCTCAGATGCTTCGCCAGCGGTACAGAAAGGTACGAATTCTCAGTTTGGTTTGGTGCAGGGAGATGGCACAACGATTTCATGTTCTACGACGCCGGGTATTTGCGTCGCTCTGATCAATGGCATTTTTCCTACGCCGACACGCTCCGGTGATGTGGCAGTCTGGAACGGATCTCAGTGGACTACGCTGGCAGGCAATAACTCAGGAACGCAGGTTTTTAGCGAAAACGCTTCTGGCGTTCCGTCTTGGGGGTCAGTTGGACTTGGAAGTGTTACCGAACAGAAGAATACGGCAAGCGGTGGTCTCGTCACCTCCGGCAATTGCGATAACACCACGACTAATGCGTCTAGCCCGTGCAACTATGCGCTGACAACGGCGCGGCAGACGCTGCCGACCAAGCAGGTCTTCACGTCAAGCTCCGGCACCTACACGACGCCTGCCAATGTGTTGTGGATCGAAATTGATTTTGTCGGCGGTGGCGCGGGCGGTGGCGGCGGCAATTCGGCAAGCGGATCGACAGCTGGCGGAGGCACATGCTGGAATACGACGGGCGCAGCGTGTACGTCCCCGGTCTATGAAGCGGGTGGCGGCGGTGCGGCGGCGAATTCAGCCGGTGGGACTGGCGGAACTATATCGGGCAGTAGTGCCTGCGACTGGTCGGTTCCTGGCGGCATAGGATCGTCCGGCTCAAGCTCGGTGGCGTCCACAGTTGCCGGACTTGGCGGTGCAGGCGGGTCAAGTTCACTCGGCGGCCAGGGCGGCGCTGTATTCGGTAGCGCAACAGGCAGCGCAGCAGCGACCAACAGCGGCAGCGGTGGCGGCGGGGGTGGTCAGAGTTCATCAACGTCTGGGGAGGCCGGCGCTGGCGGCGGGGCCGGCGCGACCTGCCATGTCGTGATCGGAAATCCGGCGGCGTCTTACACTTATGTCGTTGGATCTGGCGGGGCTGGTGCCGCGGGCGGATCGAACGGGGGAACCGGTGGCGCCGGCGCGGCTGGTCACATCGTTGTCTATGAACATTATGGAAGCTGATATGATCATTCCCACCTCACATGACACGACGTTCATCCCGTACATCGTCGGGACCGATCCGGAATTCGACCAGATCCTTCCGCTCACTGAAATCCAGGAAGGTCCGGTGCCGTGGATATCGGGACCGGCACCAGCGAAAGACTTTTCGAACGACGAACACGACCCCGGCGGCGCGACGGAAGAAGGCGTCATCCAGAACGAATATATCCGCAAGCGAAGACAGTGGGGGTTGCCGATCCAGTCCGACAAGCTGATGACGAAGGACGAGGAGCGGACGATCTATTTCACCGACTACTGGATGCCGCATTGTCCGCATCTGCCGCCTGGTCTCAATCTTGAATTCTTCGATCTTGATGTCAACGGCGGCGAGACTCGCGCCGTTAAGACACTGCAACGTGTCCTCGGCGTCACGCAGGACGGCTTGTGGGGCAACCAGACACAGGCTGCGCTCGACGCCGAAGTCGTCAAGGGAAAATCCACGATCGAGGCTATGATCGTCGCGTACCGCGATGACCGAGAGGCATTCTATCAATCGCTGCCGACCTATCGTTACTTCGGCGGTGACTGGTCGCGGCGAACATCGCAGATCGGCGACGAGGCGGAAGCGATGGAGGAACGATCAGAATCGCCGGGACTGAAAGCCGCGCTGGACGATTTCACCAATAATCCACCAAAACCGATAATGAAGGAGACTTGATGTGTTTAAGAATATTACGCAGACGCAGTGGGTCGCCTTCATCATCGGAGCGGCAAGCTTCATCGGCGGGTCAACTGCTCAACTCACGACGTTGGTAGGACCTAATGGTGCAGCCTACGCGGCCTCGGCGTGCGCGCTTATCTCCGGCCTTGCCGGCGTGTTCCTCATGGCAACGACCGGACAGAGTTCGATGGTGCAGCAAGTCGCGGCTTTGCCGGGCGTCTCGCGGGTGGCTATCAATGAGAACGCTAGCAAGGATGTTGCCTCTGTCGCGACCGACCCGGCGCAGCCAAAAGTCGGGCCAGTGACTCCTGAGATTCGTGCAGTATTGGTTGCAAAAGCCGCGTCATAGTTGCTTTTGGGTGACAGTTTTGAGGGTGATTCAGGCTTAACTTGCAGCCGTTTCAAACCTCAAAGGAGTAGGATAATGAAAGCGAAATTTCTGATCTTGGCGGCGATGATTTTCGGTTCTCCGACATTCGCCGCTGATCTTCCTACGAAGGCCCTCACCGCTCTAACTTCTGGGTATCCAACCAAGTGCGGCGCTTACTATGGTATCGGCACCGGCGGTAATGCTGGCGCGGTGACGGGAGCCAATGTCGGCACTCAGATCGTGCAGGGCGATATCGACGCGCTGATCGGCTATACCTGTCCGTTCGCCGGTAATGCCTTCTGGTTTGCCGAAGTGCAGGGCGGCTTCTCAAATCTCAACGGCAACACGAACGGCCTTTCGCTTTCCGGTCCCGGTGTGTTCATCGAACGCGCGGGTGTCGGCTCTCCGATCCAGCAGTATCTTTCCGGAATCCTTCCCAATCTGAATCTTCCGGCGCTTCCCTCGCTGCCGTCGACTCCGGGTGCAACGCCGAACCCGTCACCCGCGCAGTACGCGTTTGCCGGCATCGTCGAGCAGGATTTCGGCGCACAGGTTGGCAGCGGTGCAGGGCACAATTGGGTGGTAGCACCAATCATCGGTCTCGGTCTTCTGACGCGCTACTCGAACAACATGGTGATCGACACCTGGGCCGGTTGGCAGATGAACGCCACGAACGCGATCTGCATTGGCACAAACTGTGTGAAGCCGGGTAATATGGCCCGCGTAGGATTATCTTTGAAATACTGAACGCACCGCGGCCCGACCTCAAAATCGGGCCGCCCAACTCATAGAGGGCGAGCATGAAGCGATTATCTGTCATTCTGTTTCTGCTTTTGGCCACGCCCTGCGCTGCGCAGCAGTCACAGCCCTTTCATCTGATTTCGGCGGCGTCTACCAACTGCACGAACATCAAGCCTGCGGCGGGCCAGCTCGTCACCGTGTTCGCGGCTAACACTACCGCCACGATCTACTATCTCAAATTCTACGATAGCGCGTTGTCACCTCCGGTCGCTGGCACCACGACGGTATCGCTCACACTTCCGATCCCGGTTGGCACATCCTCAACTGGAGGCGGGTTCATCTTGCCCCTTCCACAGGCGGCTCAATATCTCAACGGCATCGGCATGTGTATCACAGGCGGGATTGCGGACAGCGACACGTCAAATGCCGCAACTGGAATCGCGGTCGACGTGTTTTTTAAGTGAGGCATCTATGCCTATCCTAAAATGGCTGATTCCGTTTTTGCTTCTAGCCAGCGCCGCATCCGCACAATTGATGATGACTGGATATGGCCCATCTGGAGCTGGAGGAGGAGCAGGCGGCTGCTCAGGGACAATCGATCTTTCTAAGGGGTGTGCTTTACCCATGCTCGGAGGATTATAAATGCGTAAGATACTTGCAATCCTGGTGCTTGCGCTGTTTGTCGCTCCAGCATCAGCTCAGAACTATAACGCTACGGCGGGCTCTGGTCTAACGTTCGGTGCTAAATCGGTTTCGTCAGTCCTTTATCCGCAATGGGTTCTATGCGATCCGACGACGCCGGCAAACTGCGGGAAGGTACAGGCTGGCAATGCTGCAGGCATTACTGACCTGGCGCTTACCGTCGCCGACCCCAACGTCCTGTCTGCGCTGAACACTCTGAATACGACGGCTCAGGTGCCAATCCCGGTCATCGCCGGAACGCTGCCCTCGACCCAGACTCCGGTCACAACCGGGTCTACGACCAAGGCCCAAACCGACCTCAACGGTAACCTCTATGCCAACCCGGTTTCGCAGTATCCGGCCGGTTCAACGCCTATCACAGCCTCCGCTACGGGCACCACGGCTGCAACCACAGCCACTCTGACCGGAACTTCAACAACGACAGTCTATCTTTGCTCTTACTCAATCCGTGCCAACGCTACCGCAGCCACGACGGTATCCAATACGATCACGGGCGTCATCACGGGCACGCTCACGCACACCATGTGGGTTGCTCCACTGGCTTCCGGGCTCGGCATCGATGAGCAATTATTCGTTCCGTGCGTGCCTGCAAGCGGAACAAATCAGGCTATTGCGGCGGTCTCAGGCGCTCCAGGAAGTGGCGGTACGGTTTCTGTGACAGCGACGGGCTACTACAAATGAAGCGCTGGTTGATCGCCCTCACGGTCTCTCTGGGTCTGCTCGCGCCTGCGGCTGCGTTATGGCAGAGCAGGGATAGTAATTATAATGTGGCGATCTCTAGTGGCGGCGGTTCTTGCACGGGCGGGACTCGCACCACCTCAAGCGGCAATACCATCATCACGTTCACGGCGAGCGGCACATTAACCTGTACAGCTCCATTTACCGCAAACGCCTTGCTAGTTATAGGCGGTGGTGGCGGTGGAGGCGGTGCCACTGGTGGTGGTGGTGGTGGTGCTGGCGGCTATTGCGCGGTTGGATCATCTCCGACATGCGGACTTGGCTCAACATTTTCTGTGTCATCTGGATCGACAACTGTAACAGTTGGTGCAGGTGGTTCTGGCGCATCGACTACTGGAGTGGGGGCAACTGGATCAAATTCGGTTTTCTCGACAATTACCGCGAACGGCGGTGGTGGTGCTGGAGCGCAGAATACGACGACAGCTCCCAACGGGGGCTCTGGCGGCGGTTGCGGAGCTACAAGTACCAGTAGTTGCACGGGCGGGACTGGAAGTCAGGGCCATAACGGTGGCAATGTCACCAACACGACGACCCCATTTGCTGCTGGCGGTGGGGGCGGTGCCGGTGCTGTCGGAGGAACTGCAAGTACCACTGGCGTTGCGGGCGCGGGGGGCACTGGAGTTTCCAATTCCATTTCTGGTTCTTCAGTAACATATGCTGGCGGTGGCGGTGCGACATGCTTCTCCATCAGTGGGTGCACAGCTGGGACGGGTGGCAGTGGAGGTGGCGGCGCAGGAAGTCTGGGTTCTGCAAACAGCGGAACAGCAAACACTGGTGGTGGTGGCGGTGGCGCTGGAAGCGGAGCTGGTGGCACCGGAGGCTCTGGCATTGTTATTATCAGCTGCGTAACTGGAAACTGCTGATGCTGCATTTTAAAATCAGTAGTTTCTTGCCACGAGTGATTCGATTCGCTGGAAAAGAGATATCTGAAAAATCAAAAAATCGATTTTCGTTTCATGCCATCTCCAAAGTTATCGTTTTCGCAAGTCTCTTGCTCCCAGCGTCGTCAGATGCGTGGTTTCCGCACGGCTATGTCGCTCCTTCAGGGGCTAGTAAAGCCCGCCTTGTTCAAAATATAAATTCATACGGCGGCGACGTGTGGATGAACATGGCGCCGAATTTTCCGGTGCGCTTTGGTGGATCGCTTACGCCCGCAAATCTAAGTTCTCTTGGGTTGCCGTCTGGAACATTGCCCAATCAGTCAACTTTTAATAGCGCCTCGGTTTCCCCGAATTACTATGGTCACTACACAGTCAAATCGACTGACATTTCAGGTTTTGAGTTAAACGGCTATTCGACCATTATCTATAGCGGGGGGCAGCAAGTCTACCCGAGTCTAAGTGCCGGATACGGAACGTCACCGGGATCGACGACCTTCCTCAACAATGGCGCGTGGAACATTGAGTTCGCCTTTGGCGAAACACTCACTACTGTTCAGAATAGTGCTACTACACCTGGTCTTGTCGAGCTGATCGCGACGGATTCAAATGGCTTCAGTCCGCTCAGCACAGGTTCTCAAGTCCAAATTCACAACGTCTCTAATCTCAGTTCAACAACGATTTGGACTGTCACCAAGATCAGCAACTCTACGATCGACCTTCAGGGCTCGGTGTGGAGTTCCTCGATGGTGCCGGCGACGGGCGTGCCTGGCGTTGCCGCAGAAGCAATCTTTAGCACGTCATCTGTTTCTTACGCGTGGTTGGCCTCCATTCCGACCTTCGGCACTGTCAACCATACGATCAGCAGTTTTGTGTTCTCCCGCACGTCTGACGTTGCCGCCATTACGGCCAGTAAATACGCGACACCTGAAATCGTGTCGTCGCTGACGACGCTCGGGCCGCCGAAATATCTGCGAATGATGGATATCCAAGCCATCCAATTCGTGCCCCTCAATGGGCTTTTTTCAAATCGTATAACCCCGTCAAATTACGCGTTCTATGAAGTCGGCGGAAACAACGGAGCGTGGCTGCCTCAGCTTTATGGCGGCACTTCATCTCATGCGACCAGCGGCGCCGTCACCACCTATACCATCAGTAATGGTTCGGGATCGCCAAGCGGCGCTTTTCAGGATAGCGAAACCATCCAATTTGAAACCGACGCCGCAGCGTCGGGTCAGCTCGCACTAGCTGTCACGGGGAGAAACGGCGGCGTTTCGGCGCCGGTCATCACCAACAGCTATATGGAGCCGCTTAATATCACGCTAGGCGGGTCGATCACCAATGGTGATGTGATCAGCGTCACCTTTATCAACGCCAAGCTGCCAACGGGATCATACACATTCAACTATTACGTCAATACGGCGGCGGCAGCATTCAGCGGAACGACATCAAGCAACGTCTTGACGGTTACCGGAACCTGCACGGGAACGATCACGCCAGGTCAAGTCATCACGGGCACAAGCCTAAGCAATGCCCCCTATATTCTGCCCTACGGCACGAACGGTTCGACGGGGGCCGGCTGCGCCGGAACCTATGTGCTCAATATCGCGCCGATCGGGACAACCACCATCACAGGGTCAACCGGGCAGGCCGGCGGCTCGGGCGGAAGCAAGGGCCCCGACACGTCGTTCGGGAGTCTTGACTCGAACTTTTCTACCAGCCTAAGCGAAGACGTTGTTCTAGGAGCGGCCGGGTTTCAATTCGGCAATAACTCGGGCGCAAGCGTCTTCTATTCGCCCGCGTACCTTGGTCCTCTCACAGTCTCCGCATCTGTCAGCGGTTCTGCGACCGAAACGGTCGCGCCGACAACGGGAGCACTATCCGCTAATACCTTTTACAGTGCGCAATACGTCGCCCTCTTAAACGCGTGGGTGGTTACTAGCTCCGGCCTGGTGAGCGGGGCGCCATTTGAATTGATGGTTGATCTGTGCAAACAGGTCGATTCGGGCCTCTATATCCAAATTCCGCTTAACTATACGCAGGCGTCAGCGGTGGATCTCGGTCAATGGTTGGCCACAAATGCCTCAGGAATTCAAATCGCTGTGGGCGCCGGCAACGAAATTTGGAACACTGGGGAAAGCCAAAACCATACCGCAGCAGCTCTTGGCGTCGCGATCGGAACGACAGCGGTTGGCGATGGTCTTTTCTATCGGTCACCCCTTAGCTATCAGGGTTGGTTAGAGGCAAATATTGTCAACACCGTTGTGAGTAGTTATGTCTCAAACGGCGGTTCTCGTTCCAACATCATCTTGGTGCAAGAGAATAGTGCAGCGGACGGACAAGGCGGCGTTGGCGGTTGCGGACAGACCAACTGTTCAATGGTGCTATCACACTGGAACGGGCAAACTCTGACGCCAACGGGCGGCACCTTTACCGGCACCATCACATCAAATCCGAACGGTCTTGGAGCACTGCTGACGGTCAGTAGCTTAAGCGCCAATGGCGCAATCTATCCCGGCATGACCATTACGGGATCTGGCGTCACGGCCGGCACGCACATTTCCAGTTGCATGCCGGCGTTGTCCTACTGTACCGGAAATGGGACCTATCAGCTAGACACGGCATATGGATCGACCGTCGGTCCGATCTCTATGACGGCCAACAATGTGATCTATGCTGCGGTCGGAGGTCCTGGAGCGACTTCGACGAGCACTAGCTACAACGCCTTCCCGACACGCCCCGTTGATCTCGCCGACGCGGAGAGCTACGCAACCTACTTCACTGGTCAAAGGATAGGTGAGGGCTCGGGCTCGATCACTGGTACGCAATCCAACTTTAACACGCTGTTCACCGCCAGCCAAAATTACGCACAGGGCGTAGCAACCAGCAACGCCTCATTGATCACCAGTGCATTGACGGCATGGAGCGCTGACGTAAATATCAACGGACAGATTTGCAGTTTCTTACTGAAGAGCCCGAATTACACCAGTATTTGCGGCAACACCGGAAGTTCTGCGTATGGCGTCGTCGATGGGTTTCATGCTGACGTTGCCGCCTATGATGGTGCAGGCAGGCCGACCGGCAAAGCCAATCTAGGCATCATTCAATATGAAGGTGGCTTGCAAGAAAGTTTCGGACCGGGAATTCCAACCATCAACGGGACATTTCTTTCGACGAGCTACACGGACGGCGGAAGCCAGAACGCTCTCAATAATCAGTTCGTCAGCAATGGATGGGTGAATCTCGACGCCAGCTTTGGCTACCCAGGTATAGGCACGAGTTCGACATTCACTGGAACTTCGTCAGGTGCCGTGCTTACGGTGACGGGTCCAACTGGACAGATTATTCCCGGACAGACCTTGCAAGGCAGCGGCCTTACAAATTCGCCCTATATTTTGGCATATGGCACGCTTGGTACCACCGGAACCGGCGGCGTGGGTACCTACCAATTAAACACAACGCCGACCGGGACAACGACCTTCACGGGATCATCTGGGGGCAGCTATCTTACCGCAGTCAACATGGTGACGCTGTTTCTGGCCTATTTGAACAGCAGCTATTACTACAACGATGTTCTGTTCCTGCATCAGCAATCGGAAATCATGAATGCTGACCGCCCATTCTTTTATATGTCTCAGTATGGACTTGAGGGCGAGTTTGCGACGCCGAACGCCGCGCCGCTGTGGGGTTATTACCCAGGATTTTTAGCTTCGACTCCGCTTCAGAACTACAATGCATTCAAATTTCTTAATACCAATTGGCTTCTCAAGCGCGATCTTGATCCAGCGTCAAACGACAACGATCCGATGTGGCTGGAGAAGGCTGCGTAGTCATTGGCCAGGACCGAGTGTCGAATCGCAGAGCCTTGGCTCCCAAATAACCTGATCGTAGAGGATGGGCCTGCGCTTTAGCTCGCGCCGATGTGTCTTCCAGCTTGCGAAAAGATCATAGCCCTTGACGGACGGCTTCACTCGAAGCCGCTCCCGCAGCAAAAATCCTTCCCTGACCAGCGCGCCCAGCGCATTGCCAAATTCAGGCACGCCATGTAGGGGTTTGACTTTCAGCCATGCCCGATATGGATAGGGACTATTGGGCTTGCAGCCCCTCGCGACGGCCACCAGGACCTGTACATGATAGCCGTCAAGATTGATCGGCTTTGCGATCGTATCCAGTGCACGGGCCGCCGTAGCCCGCCTAGAGTATTCTCCGGGCGGCTTAGCATTGCGAAGAACCGCCATCGTCACCTCATAGGGCGGCGGCTTGATCCTCGCTCGTGCATTCTGCATATGACGCGGCATGTTCTTCGCTTATGACTCGACGTCCCAACTATCGAAGTGAATCTTCGAAAATAACATCATCGGCTGCCCGTCATCGTTAACGGCATAGCGCGGTTCGCCGCACCTGTTGCATCCGACAATCGGTGTTGTCGGTAGGATTGGTTCCTTGATCTTGCAACGCTTGCAAACTAGCCAAGTTGTCATGTCGTGTGCCTGTTTATGACGAGGCCTCGTCACGGGCCTGCGACTCAACTGTCGGAATTGGACCAACGCTGAACCAATGGCTGGTCATCCCTGGGCCCATCGGCGTACCCCGCTGAGAGGCGTTAGCAATGACGCTCAGCTTCATATCGATACTGGCGAGCTGCTGGCTGATGTCTTTAAGAAGTTCCTTTAGTTCGTCCATCTTTTCTCTCCGTATTGTCTGCTCAAGAACGGGCTTGGTAAATTGCCGCTTCTTCATATCCCAGACCGTTTTCCGCGATCAGCGTCTTAGCTGGCTTTACCGGCTGGTTATGGCCTGCGGCTCGCAATTCCTCGCGAGCTAGGTGCCGAGCCTCGTCCTGCTTGATGCCATTGCCGCCCGGCGTCCAAGCCGGTTTATTGCCGGGTCCATCGTAAACGAAAGTGTCATAGATTTCCTTGGCGCGCGTCTCGACAGGCTCATAGCTGCGGTTCCAGTTCGCATCCCACGCGGGGCGACGATCAACCTCTTCGAACTGACAATCCCGCAGAAACTCGGCTGCATTATTGTAGCCATCCGGAACGTAAATCGTCACAGTTTCCCGCATCGGGTTTCTCCTGTTAAGTCGTGTCTTCGGTCAAGAACGGGCTAAGTAGCAATTCCCACGGCGACCTTGGCTTGATGGCGGCGCGTCCATACCTCTTGCGGGATTTCGCGTACCCGCACCCATTCGCGCTCGGCCTCGGCTTCGCTGGAAAGGCCGATATTTTCGGCGAACGTTTCCAAGCATGCTTGAGTTTGGCCGATCTCTTTGCCGACATTGCCGGGTGGTCGAGAGTATACGCGATCAGCAATTCGGTTAAAAACGTCTCTCTCCATGCCTTCGGCGTGCGCGAGTTCGATAGCCTCTTCGACAAAGCGCAACAGGCGCTCACTGCGGAGAAGGGCAACCGGGCCAAACGTGGCTCTTGCCCAAGCGAGGAATTCCTTTGGTCGGCTCATGTTCTTCTCCTAGGTCTGTTGACCATTCGTGACCGCGTGGGTGAGTATGCCGACGATCGCCGGCCAAACATCCGACATCACTTTCGCGGGGTCTGATCCGCTAAGAACCAGCCCCTTTAACTGCGGCGACCAAATCCGAATACCGCCATCGGGACGAGGCTCAATGCGGATCGAAATGTTTTTATTTAAGATCACGTCTGCTCATCTACTGAAGTACGGACCTAGTGAAGCTCAACGGCTTCGCGAATCCGAGCGTCGATCTCAGCTACCAGCCGCTTAGGATCGTATTGCGGACTTCCCTTGGCCGATTGAACCAGCACCGAAAATAACTCGCCCATGGCCTGCCCCGTGGTCAGGCGATTATGTTCGGAGAACTCGTTTATCGCGTCTAGCAGAGCTGCTGATAGCCTTACGATGGTCGGATCGGTATCATCTTCATCTGTCATTTTGTCACCCTGTCCTCTGTATTGACCAAATCTCGGTGCATCTGACGGAGATAAAACGCCAATGATTCTTTCCGAGATCCGGTAGCCTTTTCGTAATGTGCCAACAGAACCTTAGCGCGTTTGATTAATTCTTCTTTTGTCATGGCTTTTCCTGGTTAGCCGGAGAGACTGCGTATGGCTTCGGTATCTCGGTTGCCGTAGTCGCAAGTCTGAATTTCGAGCATTGTGCTGGCGTGCATAGACTGCCGAGACGGCAACGTCCGGCGCCATCAACATGTTGATGGCGATAATCGCCGCACTGGCAACCGTCAAAGTCTTCCATTTTCCACGGTCCCTTGATCATGGCGATGGCGCCGCCGTGCGGCAGTAGTCGCATCGCACGGCCATGTCTGCGCCGCAGCTCGCACACTTTTCAAAGGACCGTTCCAGAAGGGCCTTTTGCAGCCTCTCGATCTCGGCGGCGGCTTCATGCTGGATCGGAGGCGCTTGAAATTGGCGCCAACCGAACTCTGGATTTCCATTTGGAAGGTGAGGCCCAGACGCATACCGGCCGCGAAGCCTATCAACAAGGCGATCACTGACTTGGACATCTTTTCCCAGAAAAGGATCGCGAACTGTCCGCGTTTCACTCATGGCCCGGTCTTCCCACAACACGCGGTCTAGCCGCGTCGGCGCGTCGCGCGGCAATATCAGCGACGACTTCCCAGATGATCACACGAAATTCTGCTGGCCATTGCTTCGTGCTCAATTCGAGTCCAGCCAAGGCATGCTCGGCCATGGCTACAACCTTATCGGCAAGGCTAACCGCCCTTTGCGTGTGTTCGTTCATGCTCGTGGATCTGGGTTATCACGCAATGCAAATCGCAAGGCATTATGACAAGGCTCCTCGGCAACAAGTTTGCCGTCCATCCGCATTACTTCGGCATAGCAATAGAAGCCCCACGCTTCCCAATTGTCAGCGTCTTCCGGCGTATGCCGTTGTAATCCAGCGCCACATGCTGGGCAGGATTTCATGACCCGTTTTCCTGTGGACACTGCGGGTGTGAACCGTCGTCGTTGCACATCGGGCACGAAACGATCGGACCGTTATTGTCCTGCTGCATCCAGCCGCCGCCCTCGAAACCAGGGAAGCGGCGGTCGTATTCGCAGTGTGGACATTCGGATGGCTTGTAGCGCGGGGGGAACATCGTGCGCAGATCAACGCCAGATCGTCTTGATCTATAAGTCGGCATTCAGCCCTCCAACGTTTTGTTTTGCGAAGACACCGAGCCGGGAAATTGGCGCACCATTAGATCGTCCGGTATCGGTTTCTTGCCGGTCATCTGCTTCATGAAGAAAGCGCGATTGAACCTCCGCGCGCCGTCGCGCAAGTCGCGCGCCCATTGCGGATTCATCTCGCGGGCGCCGCGTCCGCTTTCTCCTCCGCAAATGATCCAGTCGGGAGCGTTCTTATCAAGGATCACCGGGCCGAGCATGGGCTCGATACTGGCGAACGTGAATACCGGTTGAAATTCTCGCTTCACATCAGCGAGCTTAATCCGGTCTCGGTCATATTCTTCTTGGTTGGGAAGGGTCGCGCCGATGGCGACGTTGCGCGGCATGACGTCCACCATCTTGCGAACGTTTCCTATGCGCTTTGTCAGAAGTAGCCAGGTGAGGTGACTTGTCGCGCGGATCAAGCCGAACAGGTCGGACCGCCATTGAGGATCAACCTCGTTATCGAAAACGTCGGCAAGAGATGCGCAAAAGACAAAAGTACTGTTGCCGGATGCCCAAGCCTCGTGGTCCCATTTCAGCGGAATCCGCCAGTTCGCTGCGGCGGTTCGCTGTCGCTTCTCGCCAGATCCCCACTTAACGCGGCCGTAGCGCGTGTCCATCATGGCTTCCGCATAGCAATGATCACATGCCGGCGATACCTTCGTGCATCCAATCCAAGGATTGAAGGTGTGCGTGGTCCATTCGATTTTGCTGTTTTCAGCCATTGGAGACCTCGTTTGGGCGCGATACCGAGGCGGCGCCATCTTCGTAAGCTTTGCGGATTTCATCGATGATAAATTGCCGCTCAAGATCGCCCCAGCATTCGACGCTGTCCCGTTCACCAGCCAACATTTGACGGCACTGGCGTTGACCGATCATGCGAGCTTTCTGGCGAGCCTGCCGATATCGAAATTCTGGCGTCATTTCTCGGCCCGGTTGTTAGAGGACAATACGCGCTCAAGTTCGGCGCGGGTAATGCGCACTGATCGCATTCTCGTTGCCCTCTTATCTGGGAGGAAGATTTCCAGAACCTCCGGCTTTGCCTTTGTGCAAAGCATGGCAAATACCTTTTCGGCTTTCTTTGTGCGGCGGCCATGGTCATCGTATTCGTGGATGAAAGCCCGAAGGATGGTGCTCACGGCTTCGTCCCTTCTGTCGATGTCACCGGGGCATGGCTGAGTGCGTAGGCTTCGTAAGTTGCGGCTGGTTGCGGCCCATCAGCCAAGACTGCATTGCACGTCGCACAGGTGCGCGCCTCACTCGCATTGCCGGAGGGCTGGCCGATCAGGGCGCGGATGGCTTTGGCTTTCGTGAGTGCAACTTCCTGCGCTTCGCGTTCGTTTGCTCTAAGCGCATCCCGCTCGTCGGCTTCATCATCCTCGTGGACGAAAATTGAACAGCACTCGATTGCCCAATAACCGCAATCGTCGCTTTCGCCAGCGCTTTGCCAGTATGATTGCGGTTGCTTACCGCAAAACGGGCACGGCAGCGGCGTCTCTTTCACCTGCATTGCGTCTGTCATGGGCGAGCCTCGGTTGCGCGTGAAATCTCAGCTAGTTTCGTGGGCCACTTCCAAAATGGCCGATGACGGAAATTGTCGGGCTCGCCGTTCCAATAGGTGACTTCTTCGACGCGGTAATGCAGAGAGCACACAGAGCGGCCATCACGGCCTTGTTTTGCTCGCCTTACGCAACGATGTGCCTCTCGTCGCCAATCTTGGTACGTGTCGGTTGGCTTAGTCATAGCCTCGCACCGTTGATCGCTTGGCGGCACAATGCAATCTGGCATGTGTCGAAAGCTCATTCCCCGCCTCCCTGAGTCGCGGGAAGCGGGACGGAGTAGAGTGCGGCAACGGCTTTTGCTCTGATCGTGTAGGCTTCCTCTTGCAACGGCGTCCGATCTTCCCAAAATCCGTTGCCATCAACAGCGAAAAGCTGTCGTGCGATGTCTTCCGAAGTGACCGCCTCCACCGCGCCAGCATTGCCGGGCGTTAGGGCGGCTTCAACCGTGGTGTAGAGGTCTGTATAATCATCCGTCCACAAATCGGCATCGCCCGACGCAACATCTTGGTGCATGAAATCGTAAACCGCCTGAAGCGCCGAGCGCAGGCCCATTGTTTGGGCAGCACCAGACTTCGGCTGATCTAGGATGCCTTGCAAATAGGACACGACAGCCACGTCACGAATCCAGTTTGGCGCATCTTCCCAACGCGGGACCTCAGGGTCCAAGCCTGGGATCAGGCCACCTCGAAAAGCTTCGTAAGCAATTCTCGCGCGCTTGGTGGTGTCGTCGGTCATGCCTCATCCCTCATTTTATCGTATTCGTAGTCAGGATCGCGCCAAGCCTTTTTGCATTCCCCGGTGCAGGAGCTTGGCTGCCAGCCGCCGCGACATTCCCATGGAGCGACACCACAGAACTCGCAACGGTCATCGTCGGGGTTGTGCGTTTTCCAGTCATCGTATGCAGGAAGGCTCATGACTTTAGCTCCATCACCGAGCCATCGTTTAGCCGAACGCCGAAAACAACATCGGACAATTCATAGGCGTTGTTATTTCCGCTCACGACGGGGTATCGACGACTGAGCCGTACTGCGAACCAGTTCCCCTCCGGGGCCTGATATGCGTACTTGCTGGTCCGCTTGATGCGGGCGACGAGTTGTTGAGGCTTGGTGTCAGGGGATGAATCAGTCACGAAGTCACCTCAGGGATAAACGCGCAGTAGAAATTCCCGCGGCCGCCCCCAGCGACGCATATATGGCACTTTCCATCGGGGCTTTTATTCAGGTGCCAAGGCGTTTTGCCGTTCCAGGTTCCGCCGGGGCCGAGTTCTTCGCAGGGAATCTTGATGCAGTCATTGCCGTTGCAGCATTCCCTTGGATACCAATCATGGGCGAGAAAGATAGCGAGGAGTAAGATTTTCATTTTTACTCTCCGACCGAATCAGCTTGTTTTGCTGCTGGCAAATGCCTGGCGTTTAAGGCCACATCCAGATCAGGCCGCATCGTCTTCGGTATTTTGGCGTAGGCAACGCGCAGTTGAGCGGTGCCGAGTTTTGCCGCGTCCGCCAGTTTCAGATCCCACTCGGCTGCGGTTAGTTCTTCGCCGCGCGCCCATGAGGCAAGTGCTTCGCCAGTCTGCAACGTAATTGGCTGATCGTCGGGTATAACATTGGCCAATTCAGGCAGCGTGTATTTGGTAACGTGCAGTTTGTGATCCTGGCTTATCCATCCGTGAATCATCATTTCGAACAGAATGTCGTCAGCCTGCTTTGGCTCGAGAACGGTTGATCTCGCCCATTCGCCCTTGACCTGCTGCATGGGATATTTCGCGCGCATGCAAACGATCACCAGCGGGATCGGAGTCTGCATCAAGCGCAACATGAAATTGCGCTGGTGCTCGATCTTGGGCTGTTGCCAGACCAGCACGCCCTTGGTGCCTTTGGCCTGGTTCTCGGCGGCCATGGATAGAACGCCGCCTGCCCCGTCCCATTCGTGACTCGCACTGTCGACAATCAGCACGTCCAATTTTTCGTTCTCTGCGGCCGTAATAGCTTCCCCGTAGGCTGCCGGCGAAAAACTTTGGCGGATAGGGCATACGAGATAATCCCCTACGGGGTCTCGGCCAACGTAAGCTTCGCCGCGGCCACCTTCGGTCTCAATCATTCCAATGCGTCCGCTAGGACCTGAAAATCCTCGTGCGAGCAAAAGCGCGGACCAAGTTTTTCCACACCCCGACTCCGCGTATAGCCCGATTAGCGGCTTCGCCTCACTTCTCTGCGCAGCCCTAAAGCGATAGCTCATTTCGTCTTGCCTTTGCTACTTTGGACATTCCGTTCCGATCGCCTCGGTTCGACCGTCCGTGACGGATCTTGTCGTGCTCGTTTTCTATTTTGGTCTTCCACATCACATTGTCTTTGTGATTGTGAGTTTTATTACCGTCGTCGTGGCACGCGTGGTGTTTCGGCGAAGGACGCGGGCCTCTGAAGGTAACCGCAACAATCTGGTGTACGAACCAAGACTTTCCCTTTCCGTCTTCCCAAAGTGACACAGCGAGGTATCCGCTATTATTGCGGATCGCTGGCTTTAGTTTTTTCATCGTCTCCAAGCGATAAACGTCGCCGTCAGCGGTGACGCCATAGGAAGGCGACAAAGGAAACGTGTAGACGGTAAAAGCCAATTCCCACATTTACCCGGCCATGATCAGGTTCGTGTCGAACTCGCCGGACATTTCGCGGTCGAGCCACTGCGCTTCCTTATAGCCTGGGAATACCGGTACGATTGATCGCGCGGTGTAGCTTGGCCATTTTCCGGTTTGCATGCAGCGCTTCCAGATCGCGACCGCAGTATCGACCTGCTTGCGGCCCATCGTCATCCAGGTTTCGTCCATGTGCATGACGGTGAGAGCGTGCGGCTGGAACGCCTCCTGCGCAATGAATCGGAACTTGCGCCGGCCGATGTTATCAGGATCGAGCACGTCCAGGCCGCGCTCGATGAAGGCCGCTTGGATGTGCCACCCGGCGCGCTCGGCCCGGACGCCGAGAACATGCGGCGCCATCGACATATCAGATGACTTGTAGTCGTCGACCGTGCGCAGATCGTGGTGTAACCAGTCGACCAGCGATCGGAACCAGATGCCGTCTTCTTCCCAGCTGATCATGACCTCGGCATCGCCTTCGGCGAATGCATCGTGGTCCTCGTGGTTGATCAGTTGCCACCCGGCGCGGTCCGCCATGTCCGCGGCGCGGTCGAACTGCTTCTGGAGAATGCCGATCTTGCCGGCGGCGGCCGCCTGTTTGCGCGCCTCTCTGGCGTCGCCCTTGCGCCAGTCGTCGAACGGCAGAACTTCGAAGTCCTTGCCGCGGCCGAGAATGATACGGTGCGCGGCGTTGCCGACATCGAACTTCGGGTCGTCGTCTTCCTCTCTGGCCGGATTAAGGCGAGGATGGGCCGTGGAGGCGTGGCCGGCCGAATGCTCCAGGATGATCTTGCACAGCGACTGCGAGATCGATGGTGCGGGCGCCGGGTCGGCGTGATAGTCGACACTCGACACACCATGATAAATTCCGGGCTTATTGATGCGCATCGGTATCTCCCAATCGTTCGGCTGGCGGCAATTTGCGGCGTGACTGCCAGAAGGCGAGCATGATGTCGGCATGCTGCTGCGGCGTGAACTCGGGCCGCTCCTGCCAGTTCTTGCGTTCGTCGCGCGCGTGGTCGAAGTCTTCGGCGGTTCGCGTGCGCATCAGAACGCCACCACGACCGCCGTGAGAACGATGGCGAGTGAAAGGCACATCGCCAGCAGCCCGCCCAGCTTCCACAGGTTGATTTGATATTCCGGCATGCAAGTCTCCCATTTGTCTTTGGGAAGATAGTTCTCACTCAATCCAGAAGTCAAGAAGAAAGTTCTTGCAGACAAAAATTATTTGCGGTATCCCTCGCACATGAAGCAACAGCGTCGGACTGTCAGACAGCTTATCGAGGCGGCCGGAGGGGTTGAGCGGATCTCTGCGGCGCTTGGTCAAAAGCCCTCGGTGTATGCGATCCTCAAATGGCGCTACAACGGCATTCCAGACCGATATTGGCCCACGATTCTGACCATGGCAAACGCTACGGCCGACGAGATGCTGGCCGCAAACATTTCAGCACGAACAGGAGTTGACGCATGACCACAATGCTTCCGTCACCGTTCCTTACCGATTCACCCGCTCCCGTCGAAACCGTGTCCAGCGTACCGACGGTGGTTGAAGCCTCCGCGCCAGTCTCAGTCCCCACTGCTGGCGTGGAGGCCGAGACCGGCGTGGATGTCTCGCATGTACACGAGATTTTCCATTTCAGCCGAAAGTTGGTGGATGAAGCGGCTCGCAATCAAAGCCTGCTCGCCGAGGTCACGCGTGAGTGGTCTCGCGCTCGTAGCCGTCAAAATTACATTGATGTCATTGGATTAGCCGCGGTCGCCGCCGAGATCGAGGCCTGGCAAGCCGACGCTGATCCTCTCCCGCTGTTCCTGCGGGGGGCCTGAGCCGTGGCTGGCCTCAACGTGCTGTGGCCTGAGCCGCATTTTGCCATGCTTGAGACTCTGGCGGGCAGAGGGATCAATGCCGGCCGGATAGCGGCGGAGCTGAACGAAGAATTCCTGACGAGCTACACGCGCCATGCTGTGATCGGCAAAATCCACAGGTCCGGTGTGATATGGAACACAACCTATAGATTCCGAGGGCTGACTTCCGAAAAGCGAGTGACCAAGATGCAAAAACCCTGGAAAGTTCCGGCGGTCAAGCCGCCGAGGCCGGTTACCGAGGCCGCCTGTGCTGGTATCGTTCCCAAGGCGGTCCGGTGCGTCGACCTCGAGCCGGCGCACTGCCGGTGGCCCTATGGGGATGGAACAGCGGCTCATCCGTTCCTATTTTGTGGGCATGGGCGATTACCGGACCATCCGTATTGCCTCGATCACTGGCATCTCTCGCGCGGCGAGGGAACGCGCTCCGAGCGTGAGGCTAACCGTGTCTGACGTGCAGGAGGGCACCTACTTCGCCGAGCGGGTGATCACCGCGGCGCGGATGTCGGAACTGACCGAATCTCCGATCGAAACCATGTTCGGCATGTCTATGATGGATTTGATAGAAGATTCATGGGCTTTGCTTCCTCAGTTCAAGTGGCGTGGCTATCGCGTCGACTGGGCATTAGAGCGTCCAGAGAAGTCTTTGATTTTCATCGAGTGCGACGGTTCGGAGTTTCACACAAGGCCAGATCAGATTGCTAAGGATAAGGTTCGGGACATTCACATAAGGCGTGCCGGCATCAAGCTTTTCAGGTTTACCGGCAGCGAGATCTACCGCAATGCCGAGGGCTGCGCGCTGCGTGTCTATCTTGAGGCTCGCAAGACTTGACAGCGGCGTGACGGCGCGCGTACCTTGCAAGAAATGGCCCGGCAGCTCGCAAAAGCCCCGGGCCTGATCCGATCGGTGAGTTTCTAGGGTAGAAACATCGGACCGAGGCCAAACCCATAATATGGCCTGTCGTTCCGGTCAAGCGTCGGCGGATCAAAACCTTGAAAGAGGGGACGATGAGCCGCGCCTGGATCAACTTCTACATGGGGGACTATCAGAAAAAGACCAATCATCTCACATTGGTAGAGCATGGAGCTTACTTTTTGCTTTTGCAGGAGTGCTGGGCCAATGGGAGGATCCCGCTAGAGCCAGTCCGACGCGCGGCGATTTGCAAGATCACGCTGAAGGAGTGGAACAAGTTGGCGCCGGTTATCAACCCATTTTTCCGAGAGGACGGCACAAACAAGCGGGCTGTTGAGGAAATCAACAAGGTCGACGACGCTCGCGTGCGGCGCAGTATCTCTGCCCAGAAGGCAGGCCGAGCCTCCCAAATCTCCCAATCTATCGCTCGCGCACGTACAGCGTCAATTGAACGTGACGTTGAACGAACGTTGAGCAATCGTCCAGCGTATGTTGAGCGTATGATGAACGCTGAACAACCTAATCTAGATAAGAATATAACTACTACTTCCTCTGAAGCCGCGCGCGAGGTCTTTGACGAGCAAACTCGACTGGAACAAAAGAAAGCGGCTTTGCAGGCTTCCCCCGAACTTATCGCTATTTTGAATGGGAAAACAAGGAGATGAGCGCAATGAAGCAAGCTGGAAAAGCGCTGATAATCTCGGCTGCAATCGCTGTTTTGGCGTGCGCCATCGCGCTGGATACGGCCACCTATCGCCCCTGCATCCGGATCGCCGACACCATGCCGATTGCGGGGAATTGCCGATGAAACTCACCGACATGCTTGCGTTCTACCGCGGCAAAGCACTCGCTCCGATGCAGGACATCGCGGCCGAGTTCAAGGCCCTATCGCCGGCAGACCAGCGCGAATTGCTGTTCTGGATGATCATCGACACCAACTCCAACCAGCAGGCAAACCAGCATGTCAGACCAGGATCAACAGTCGCCGGCACCGCTTAACGCCGCCCAGCTCGACGCGATCCAGAAGCGCATGATCGCCGAGTTCCAGAAGGCCGTCGATGATGTCGAGATGCGCAAGATCGCGCTTGAGCAGGCCGTCAAGGTCGCCTGCGCCAATCCCGGCGTCGAAGCCATGCAGCTCGCACGCCAAGCCTACGCCTTCATGCTTGAGCCAGCGGCCGAGATCGTGGTGAAGGTGTCGTAATGATCAAGCACGCCAAAGATAACTGCCGCATGCGCTGCATTTGAGGTTTGAGGCCTTCAGCCGCTTCAAAGGCATCTTGATGTCGCCTTGGTGACCACAACTCGGACATTTCAGCTTCCAGGTCCGAACCTCGTTCCACTTGCGCCAGCGGTCCCGTTGCTCCCGCTCATCGAAAGTCGCTCGCGAATCATTTCGATGCATACGCATGAAAACGAAACCTCAAAACGTAATAATATTACGCAGTATGCGTTCTATCTCGAATCTTAGCCTACTGCCGCAACGATAACAAAAACCCTTGACACGCGATACGGAACCATCGCTCTATCGCGCGCATCCACCTCTTTCTTCGTTGCAACGCAATGATGAGCGACGCAGAGATCCTCCGACGCCTCCGGGCCATCCGGTTTTCGCCAAGCCGCCTCCGCTACGCCCGCAAGGCGCCCTCAATGAATGGCCTCGCAGTCAAGGCCGGCCTGACGAGGGAATGGCTGTTTCATCTCACCCGCGGTGTTCCTATGGGCCCTCAGACACGTTCTAGATTGTCTGCAGCATTAAGTAGTGAACGCGACTAGCGGAAAAGAAGCGCCGTGCTCTATCCCACAGAGCGAGCGTTTGAGGGCGATTTCGACAGATTCCAGGCCGTTTTCGACCCACTAGCCCTTGTGTCTATCAATAACGAACGTTTTGTGAGGCAATATCTATCTCACATCAGGTGGTTGCCTGGCTCTACCTCGGGGCCGGCGGATTGGCGCGCGGGCGCCCGCAAAA